GGGTATTTCCTGTTCCTAAGAAACTATTACCATACTCCTGTTCAAATTGCGCCTCTGATGTATTGGCAATAGTTTGTTTCTTCCATGCCTCATCTCTATCAGGAACGTCCCACCAATTAATGGTAAAATGTTTATAGTCTGATTGTTCTTGAACAGCGGATTCGTATATTTTATGAAACATATTACCAACGCCATTAGCAGTCGAGGTGATAATTACCTTAGATTCTTTACCTGAGGTGATAACAGGATATGTTGAAGTATAAAACTCGTCTGCATTTTCAACAAACGCAAACTCATCGAGGTATAGTAAGTTGATAGACAGCCCCCTAATTGAGCTAGAAGATGTCGCTGCAGCGACCAATTTGCTATCATTTGAGAACTCTATTGAGCCCTTATTTAAAATTTTAACGCCCGGCTGTAAAAAGAATGGGACAGACTCTAACATGGTCACGATACGTGCAACCATTTCTCTTGCGATTGCACCTTTATTAGCAAGAATTGCTACTGTGACTTCGGGATGGAATAGTAGATACCAAAGTAGATAAGCACAAGCGGTAATAGATTTACCACTCTGTCTTGATGCAAGAATTACACTAAAACGATTATCATCAAAATGATCTAGAAGCTTATCTTGGTATCCACGAAGCTTAAATTTGACAAGCCCCTCATCTAATGATATAATTTGTGTGTATCGTTCAATGAAATAAGCGGGGTCTTCTTGACACTTTATATAATCATTTAATTCGTTTTCAGTATATTCAATGTCAACACCAGCTCTTTTAATAAGTTGGTTTCCAAGGTATCCTTCATTAGTAGGTTTAACCATCGTTCTTTTTGTTTTTCTTTAAATACTTCTGTAAATCACTTGTTGAGCCGACATATAAATGGTTATGTTGGGTTCTTACACTATCAGTTTCTTTTTCTATTTCTTTAAGTTTCTTCTGTATATCAATAAGTTTTTCTGCTGTTTCTGATACTGTTTTGATCAACTGGCCAGCAACCTCATATGCACGAGGATGTTCTGTTTCATGGGATAGTTGCAAGATGCCGTCTATGGCATCTTGACCGCGTTCTACGAGACTATAGAGGTTCTCACGGGCATATTTGTAGTCATTTTCTATGTTATCTGCACGTGTGGGAACTTTAATTACTTGAGTTTTCTTTTTTAAATCCGTAGATATATCTAAAAGATCATCTAACTTATCATCAATTTCTTTGTTCATATTTAACTTTCATCTTCAACCACAGTATCAGCATAAGTTGACGTTGCTCCATCATCATAAAAAGTCACTGTCTCCGCTACTACAAACGTGTCAGTAGGATCAACCGAACCAACAAACTTAAGTGTAGTGTTTGCATCTATAGTAATTGCATTATTCAAGGTTATTGACAGTTTGTCCCCTGCTATTGCACTAACCGTTGGGTTAGTTGTTAAGTTAGTTCCAAAGACTTCATCGTTTACACTTATCTTAGTATTTATCGCAACTGCGAAAGTCACAGTTGTAGATGCCGAAACTACATTAGCAGTCTCACCAAATGCTGGTTCATAGTGTTTAACTTCTTTAATAAGTCCAGCTCCATCGATTTCTGATGTAGTAAATGCTTGTTGACCATCCGAAATAAAGGTTCTTTCAATAACATTCCTAATAATTTCACCCGTATAAACTGGGCCAAAGAAGTATAATTTCATTGTAAATTCAAGACTATACTCAATCACGCGTCTTTCTTCGAATGAGCCTTCATAAGTATCTTCCATTGTTACTGAGTTTAGAATAATTGGAACGTCTCTGTTGTCTACCATGCTATCTATCATCTTCATAGTGACGTGATACTCAGGTTGAAAATATGGAAGTATTTGTTCTACAATCTGTAGAGCATCTATAACATTTTTTGCCAAAATGCTTAATGTAAAGTTAATATTATAAGGTGCTGGTTGGTATTGAAAACCTCTCTTCCCAATATCACTTCCTTCTGTTGTTGGTTTTGTCGCTCTAAGTAGTTTGTTTTGTTGTCTTGCTTGATCGTATTCGATCCCAGTTATTTCAAAAGCCATACGTGGTAGACTGATTGATGTAATACTACCGTCTCTTGCTTTTAAATCTTCTTGGAGTCTTTCTAGAAATTTTTGTTTAGGGCCATAGGATATTGGAACCTTTTGTTGCAACAATACAGTTCCATCAGACTTTGTTTTTTTGATGTCTATATTATTAAACAGCGTTCCAAAGATGGAAACCGCACGTTTAAATGTTTCGTGATAGAAATATGTCCCGAACATTATGTGACCTCACCAAACGGATTTGTCTCGCTAAAGTCTAAGTAATTATCTCCTTGGGTTTCGAATTCAAGGTTCTCCGCTTGTCCACTGCTTTCCATTCTCAATACATCAGCTATATCTTCAATAACATATGATGCAGCTGAGCTTTCCCCAATTATCGTATCTCCAACTAATAATGTTGTAGTAATGTCTTTCAAGGTAAGTTGTCTTGTAATTGGCAACCATGTTATAATTTCACCAACGACAACACCGTTAAGTGTGACATTTTCATTAATCGTATAGTTTCCAGTCCCACCAGCAGCTGCCATAGTCATTTCTATTGAATATGCCATATCTGCTTCAACCAAGTCAGCAGAAGTTCCAGTATCGAAATCTTCTCCACCGTATTCAAACAGACTACATTTGAGTTTAAATACAAATAGTTTTCCTAGTTGAAAGAATGGGTCTTGGTCTTCTACAAATCTGATTTCAAATAAAGAACCTGACATTGGGAAGTATATTAAATCCCCTTCATTAGGTCTTCCAGCTACTGCTACATTTGCGTCAAGGGAAATGAATCTTTCCCAACTTCTTAATGAAAGAATAAATGATGCTTCTTCTTGAATGGATACACCAAATTTGCTGAATAGATCGCCTTCACCTTCAAAACCTTCTGTGTTTTCCAAATACATTTCAACAAGATACGAGTCACCGAATCTTGATTGTATATCTTCACCAAGGATTTTGTCTTCTTCTACTATTTCTCTTGGAAGATAATAAACTTCGTGACCATACATACGTAGAGCTTCAACTGTCAAATCCTCATAAAGATGTTGTTCAGTAGCTACTGCATGATTAAAAAACGTATTTGTAGGCATTTACTTACCCCATTAAGTCCATTACAGGCATTTCAAAATTAAGTCTTGATTCCTCTTCGAGTTTTGTTCTTTCTTCTGAAGCTTCAGTTTTCATACCTTCTGCATCTAATGTCACTCCGCCGGGCAATGATATACCTGAGAATTTAGAAAGATTTTCAGCCCATTGATATTTAACCAGTGCGGTTGCATATCTCTTTAACCACATATCATTATAAATGTCCGTAAAGTCTGTGGGGTCTATTTTTCTATAACAATCTATGATAATATATTCGTTTTCGTTAACAGAGTTTAAATCCATATCAAGATACAATCGATTCATATGTTGATTATATCGTATTTGTGGAACACCAACTAAAATTTGATCCATCAATGAGATGTGTTGTTGCACCATTTCATAATACATTATGTTGGTTGCTGTTAAATCGTGTAAGTCATTTAATCTTAATTGATATCTTAAATCAAACATATTAAGATTACTCTTATCATTGAATGGGAAAATTTTCATTACCGCAAGGACAAACTCGGGTAAAAGAATATAGTTTTGTTGTTGCTTTACTATTTCATCTGTGTATGCGTGTGTTCCCGCCACAGTTTCGGTAAAACTTTCGTCGGACTTCATCGCTGTGAGTTTGGATGAAGATAATTGATGTTTTAGATAGCATCTAATAGAACCATCATAATGGTATTCTCTAAAATACTGTAGAGCCTCATCCATTCTATCATCAAACTGGTCATCATCGACGTTGATATCAAGAACAGGTGCTCCTAATTTTCTTTTAATGTAGTCTTTTAGTGTGCTTCTGCTATTTGGTTCTGCCATAGTAGTATTCCTGTTATACCACTATTTATGCTGAAACTATTCTTGGAAGTATGTTTTTGCCTGTAGCCGATCAAGTTTCTGATCAAGACGGTCAATGGCGTCCATAATCTTTTGAAATTCTACTTCCATCTGATCCCGAGTTACATAATCTCTAGCAATTTCTTCACGGGTTTTATTGACTAAGATATCTAATCGTTTTTGTTCAGATAGAACTCCTCTCACCAAAAATCCTAACGGTAAGATAATAACGGTGATAAGAACGTCCCATAGAAACATTGGGTCTAGTGTAATTTCCATACAGTTATTTATTAAAATTGAATGATCGGATTGCCGTTTTCATCCAAATCAAATAAAAATTCATCAGGATTATAATTTTCTATATGTCCAAAGTTAGCATCCTTAGCCATATACTTCATATCAATATTAAATGAAATCGAATACCTATCTTTGTCTGTTGGATTAGGTTCAACCATATGCATTAGTCCACTCGGAAAGAATAATGCTTTCCCTGTTAGTGGCTTAAAGTCCCAACCTGATCTCGATCTTTCTGAATGTGGAAAGTCACTTCCGACTTGAACGTCTTTATCAATAGTGTTAAGCATGCCTTCATCCCCATCAGCTTTAATGTAAATAGCTCCACTATACCAACATCCATTATGTAAATGTGGTTTATTCCATGCACCTTTATCATTTACGTTTGCCCAAGAATTTCCCACAACCATTTGTGATTTACCTGTATCTAATCCATAAAAAGGCAACACACTTCCATCAAAAATAGTTTTAATTTTTCTCATTAATTGTTGAAACGCTGGATGGCTTTCACACCCATCATTTGATTGCCACCCTGTATAGGCGTTAGATATTTTTCTACCCATAGGGTCTTTCTTTCGCATGGCATCTATAGTTTCTTTTAACTGATTGAAGTATCCGTCTGTGCAACTATACGGCTTATTAGGTTCTAAAAAGTCTACTTCAAACACGTGATATGGAAATAAAAGTCTAAGTTGTGTCATCATCATCCTCTTTATGTGCTGGACACTCAGGTGGAGGAGCGTCTTCATTAAAATATTTTCCTTTCATGGCCCACACTTCCCCTTTTCTATACCCACCAAAGTTTGGTGCATCCCCGTGTTCATCAGCAATGGGCCCAGCTTGACCTAGTTTCATTTGCCATTCTTCCATAGAAAGATTATCTTCTTCTCTGTTTGTTGTGTGTGATGATCTATTTACGATAAAATCTTCAACAGGATTCTGTAAGTATGCACCTATCCATTCTTCTCGTTTAAAAGGAATAATTTGAACTAACGGTGTTCCCTCAGGTATGGTAAAGCTGTGATCACACTTAGGATAAAATATCACTTGACTATTATCATAACCCACATTAAATCCATCCGTATCTATAATGCCTTGAAATGTAGCAAAGTGTTTATTTTGAAAAAGAAATGGATCAAGAAAAAAACATGAATACCCTTTAGGTGTTTTAATACCCCAAGGTTGTCTAAACTTAAAAGCATCATTCACTTGTTCGTTTTCACTACTCACATATTCAAAACTCTCAAGCATTTGTGATGATGGATGACTTGAAGAATGATAATGTCCGTCAGAAGGATCAAACCCCTTCCATTCTATTTGGTCTTCTTGATCGCCCTCAGTCATTCCACATACAACTTCTAAATCTCTATTCGCAAGAATATACCAACCCATCTTTAACCAATCATCCATGGCTGGACATGATCTTATACTTTGAACTTTATAACCATGATGGGCGTGAAAGACTTTCATATTCTTCCACCAATCTGGCTGATATGTTTTAGCGAGAACGGGTTTAAAATCCCTTAAGGTTCTTTCGCTATATGTTGTGAATTCTATCGTTGGCATAAAAAAATTCCTCGGTGTCTACTAATCTAACTTCGTCTCCTCTTAAAACTATTGATCTTCTGTCTATATATCGAGCCTTTGGATGTGGTGCTTCAGCACCATGTGGTATTCTTCCATCAAAAATTAATAACCTGTTAGGTTTAAACTCAACTCTTCCTATCTCAAATTCATCCATATCTTCTTTAATACCACTATAAAATTGTTCACTGTATAATCTTAAAGCTCCACCCCAATTTGGATTCCAAAACGTATTGGTGTAATATAAAAATGATAAACTATATGCATCATCTGTATCTGCATCCATATGACAAGTTCCGTCTTGACCCATAGTTTGTGAATTCAACCCCATGTATTGAAGTCTAACCCACTTAAACCCAAAGTCTGTTTGGATTTTTCTATCAAACCACTTTGCCATATAAGTATGGTGTGGATTAACATCATGATCCGTTTCATAATTCGCTCTGAAAAAAGTAGCTCCCCAAAGAGAATGATGAGGTAATCCTGTTGGACTATTACCCCTAACTTCGTTGGTCTTTGACCAAAAGTTTTGGTTCTTTATATAACGATCATCCCATTGGTGCAAAGCTTCGGGCAAATAGTCGTCAAAGACAAATACTCTATTATCAATAGGCAAATCTTTTATGAGACAATCTCTATCTCTAGAGAAGAAATTATCCTCATAGATAATCTCAACTGAGTCAAACATTAACTATCTTACGCGATTATCTGAATCAGGAAATTGCATTGGTGAAGGCAACAAAGCAAAGTATTCTTCAAAAGGTTTCAATGTATCTTCTCTTGTTTGACGAATTTCATCGGCAACCTGATAATAGACACAATATAATGCGTCTGAATATTCCAATACTCTTCTTGCGTTTGATCTAAAAGGATGTTTTGATCCCTCTCTTCCAGCATATACACATTCGGTAAAGTTATCAAAGTCGTATCTTTGAGCTTCATCTTCTGTATTACTTCTGCAAATATCTACAAGTTGTTGACTATATTGTTGATTTAAATTAGACCCCATAGGTGGTTCTGAATTTTCAATATAGGTTTCTATTGAATCTCTATCACTTTCACTCAATGGGTCTTTTGCTTGTTGTTCAAAAGATTTACCATCTTCCCACTTTAGAATTTTAACTTCTATATCATCATAGATTAA